GGTTTACGCGTATCAACGGCAACACAATCACAACAGGGCCATCGGTTGTTGCCACGCGCCCTGTTGTGATTGTGTTGCCGTTGATACGCGTAAACCCATAGGTAGTAACAAAATCGCGGAACGCCCCCTTGCGCACACTACTAATGATGCCGACTTGGAAATAATAATAGTCAGAGTCGCTTGCGTTCTCCACCTTGAGCTGTTGCGTGGTGATATGCCACATTCCCATCGTGCCAACCTTTGGACACTTGGCAAAAACATAATGCCCCTTATCTTCCTCTAGATTTTCGATGCGCTCGCTCATCGTCCACGTCCTTTCCCCTTCTTCATTGATAGTGAGGTGTACGATGTCTCCATCCGATGCGCGAAACTTGTTACAATCTCCGCCAAAGTTCGCCTCAAAGACAACGTTGCGAAGTAGGAATTGCTGACTTTTTGCGCCCACCGCAAGCATATTCGTCTCGATGCTATTAGGCTTGATATTCGACGCGTCAAAATATCCGTCAGTATCATATACCATACCCAGCACCTCCCTTGAGGTTTGCCAGTTAGCCTTTGCGCGTGCAGGGTCTTTCAAGCGATTATTTGTTGCTATCTTATCAATCGTTATCAAGTCTGATATAACGCGTGTTGTGATGCTATTTTCCGCAACGTCAGAGAGTGTCAAGTCGTAATCATAGATATTCAATAGATTTCGTTGCAAAGACTGGATGCGCACGGCTTTTTCTACTCCGACACCCTCATCTTTTACATTGACATAATCGCCTGGACTATAAATTGCAACGCTTTCATCTCCGCCAAAAATCTTCTCCAAAATTCGACTGGAAATGCTTAGCCCATATTTCACCCGTGGTTGACTGTTCTGCTTATAATACTCCAGCCCTTTTTCTAGCAATTTCTTCTCTGCTTCATCTTGACACCTCTTTGGCAAAGCGACATCTAGGATTTTGTACTCATCCCCCACCAAAAACTGAAACGATGCAGATTTCTCCGAGGGGAACACCTCCCCTCTATCATCAGTTAGCTTTTTAAGCGTAAAGGTTTTTGTAGCATGGTCGTACTTTTGTATCTCGAACTCATATCCAGCAAGATTGCCAGTGTTGAAGTGAATTTTAGCACTCAATCCTGCGACTAAATACTTCGTAGTCTTCCCATCTGCTTCTTTTTCGTTGAGGTCAAACATCGTTTCATCTCGAAACTGCACCACACTCCCCCCTACAATAGCAGAAACTCGTCCGTTAAACGTGGGCTTTATCTCTTCAAATACTTTTCGCGCTTCATGCACTCCGTATTTAGCAACGGCTTCTTTTTGCTCGATAAAAGACTGCCCCTTGCTTTTCGTGGGCAAACAAAGACGATTTGCCCGATAGCGACTGGTTATGTTGTCCGATGAGCCGTACACCTTTAAGCGCGTCACAATGTTGCTACTATCTACATTTTGGCGGTTTATCGCATACAAGCCCTTTCCCTTGCCAAACTCGAAGACAAAGGAGTGCTTCTTCCCAACACTCTTCGCGAAGTTTATAGTGTAAACTCCTCCTTTCTGCACTATTTCAGCTTCAACCTCGAACGTCTGGCAAAGGCTCTGAAAAACGGCAAGGCAATTATCCCCATCGCTAAAGGTCAAGGTCTTGTCCGCTGCCGTATTGGGACACTCTCCCAGTCTCCACATACCAGGAAATACGCGGTTAGCATTAGCAATTAGTACCGTGGCAAATCTTCTTAGATTTCCCGTGAGAGAGTCCCCTTGCACGTCCTGTAACGTGTTCCCCGTGGTCTCAATCGTGACATCGTAGAAAGCGCGCAAAAGGTCGTACTGCACCCCCTCAAAGGTTAATTCGTAGGAATAGTGGTTCGCACCCGTCTTTTGCACCTTTGGGGGTTGATTTAACTTGTACAATCTCCCAAAGACATTTATACTATCTCCTATTTCGTAGGATTGGGGGATTCTGCTCTCCATCGTGATGTTAACCACGTCATCCCCCAGAAGTCCCCACTTTTGCTTCGCTTCCTTAATACTTGCTACCTCCTTTTTGGGTGCAAGGGAGTATTTCTCCCCGTTTTTTCGTGTAATTACAATTTGTCCCATACGATACTAGCATTTGTGTTCATTGAATCTATTTCGTCTATGCATCCAGCTACAACAGGATAATTCGCCCCACTGCTCGAGTAATTGTGAGAAATTGTTACCGAGTTGCCCGATACGTCTTCATCCGCTGTGCCATCACCCCAAAAAACGCTGACCATCTTTTTTGAAGTGAGGGTAATGCTGCAACGACCGCTACCAGAAAAAGACAAGACCCTCTTGATAGGGTGTGGTTCAATCACTTTTAGCTTGAAAGTACCCACCATAAGTTTGTCGCTCCACTTCTTTGTGATTGAGATGCCATCTTTGCAATACACGTCATAAACTAGGGGCTTCCCATCAACCGCATAAATCACTAACCGACACAATCCACGCTTCGCAAATTGCAGGACGAAAGCCGACATTTTTTCTATAAAGTCTGCCTTATTCTCCGCCTTAACAAAGCACGAAAGTGTGATTTCTCGTGGCTCATAGTACTTGTGTCGCAAGTCGACCTCTTCACCGTGGTAATCATCCCACGACACGGACGAAACACCCTTCATCTTAGGCAAATCAATAATACCTGCCGAATCCGAAACGTGAATCCCGTAATCTCGAAAATCTCTACCATCTAAGGTGTATAAAATTCTGCCGTTTTCTGCCATACCATATTCTTATTTTAGCCCCTTCGAGCGCAAAGGGTCGTTTTGGCTACCACTCATAATAGCCCAAATGCCTTCTAATTTTTCGAGATGTCTATTATAGATCGTATTTGCTGCAATTTGGCTGAGAGTCGTGAGTTGTTGCTGAAGTAGATTGTTAGCTTCACCTTGATTGATACGCATTGCATTGAGCTGTCCAGCTACGATGCTTGCCGTCTCCTCTGTCACCCCTTTCACTGCACCTGTTAAGGACTTGTCTGCATCATCTCCGATGCCCTCAAATTGCTTATTGATGGCTTCTGCTGCAGCCACAGCACCCGTCACCACGCTTTCACGCAATTTGTTTAGGGCTTTCTTCTCCTCATCCGTAATCGCAGCTCCACCATCTGAATCCGCGCGCATTGCTTGCGCAAACGCATCGTAATACTTTTGCAGCTCCCCTTGATACGATTTTTTGAACATGTCGTTAATGAGAGCCTTTCGCATATACTCTTGGATGTTTTGAGATATTTTTTTTGCATCCAGCTCCATATCCTCCAAAGACGAACGGAAATCATCACGCATCGTATCAAAAGACACCCCCACCAAAGACTCGTTGAACTTTGCCATTGTGTCCTTGATTGTACTATCCGCTGTCAGAATATCGTTGATGTACTTCTTCGTATCTTCGTGCAATTGAGCGAAGAACAATGGGGCTTCTTGCTTCAACGCCTTAAGCTGTTCTGAGGTAAGGTCAAACAATCCCTTCATTCTTCCCCCAGCTATCGTTTCCCAGCTAATGTTGTGCGCCTTTGCTACTTCTCGCGCCTCGTGCCATGCCTCAGAAGATATATTATCTCTCTGCTCGACACCTTTTGATGCGCTCGAACCGATGCCCAAAAAGCCTCGTGACGCTCCTGAGTCTAGATACTGTCTGCCTAAATTACGCGCTGCTTCTGCCGTTTTGTTGATTAGCTGTATCGCATGCTCATATTTCGCTTGCGCATCCTTACCCGTCATGGTGTTCATCAACTCAAGTTCGGCATCAATAACCTCGTGCAACGTATCAATGTACGACCGATACACCTTTTCCGCACTCTCGTAAGCAGCCGTGCCATCATCCTCCGTAAACATCCCTATGATCTTAGATGCGATTTGGTAGGCTGCCGAAATTACCGCTAGAATCACCGATGCCTTCTCTACGGATGAAATAGCCTGTGCGCCTGTGGCTGATACGGCTTTCACGCTGTCAATGGTATTCATCACGAATGAACCAATGTCACCAATAATCGACACAATCTCTCCTGCCTGTCCTCCGATAACACCACCGATATCAACAAGCGACTTGCAAAGATTGTTGACCTGCTTTTGTACCTCAATCTCAGTTTGTCGTACTTCCTTGTTTTTCTTGTTATATCGGTCTTTCGCCTTATTGAGGCGTGCTATTGCCTGTTCTTCGGCTTTCGTGCCTGCTCCGCCTTTTGCGCGTATCCATTGCAGTGCTTGTTCAGACTCCGCAATCTCTTCCTGTGCAGTCTTCAAATCTTTATATCCCCGTCTTAGCGCTCCAAACAGGTCTCTCGAATTGAGTTCCGACACCATGGTCTGTATCGTCTCCATGTATTGGCGCACGTCTTCTGGATTAAGATTCTCACCCACAGAATCCTTCACCTCTTCAAACTTTGCAATGAGTTTTTGAAGCGTTTCCGATGAGGCGAAGTCTAAATCTTCAAAGGCACGGACATACTCAGGGGATGCCTTCAACTGGTCGAATTTGATGTTGAGCCTTTCTTTCGTTTCCGCGCGGTTCATCTCTTGCACCATCTCTTTGTTTGCTGCAATCCGCTTTTGGAGTTCCTCCTTCTCGTGCTCCGTCTTTGCATTGGCTAAGCCGATTTCAAGCACCGCTAGTGCTTCGGCTGCTTTTTGTCGCTTGACATTGTAATCCGTGGCAATAGCATCTTCCTTTTGCGCGAAGCTCTGATAGTCTTGCAGCAGACGCTCGTATTCCTCCACACCTAAGCTCTTAGAGTCTTCCTTATGCTTCTCCTTTCTCCGAGCAATTGCAGCATCAATGCTTTTTCTTTCCTGATCATCGGTGCTTTTAGCTCGCGCCTTTTCCAGCAAGGTTATATCATTGTTATACTCCAAATCAAGTTTAGTCTTCTTGTCTAGATAGGACGCGTAATTTTCGAGCAGCGTTGCTGTTTCCTCCTTTTGCGTTTGTAAGACTCCTTTCTGCGCATCATCTAGAATCTTCTTTTTTTCATTGTCAATGCTCGTGCCATCATTGGCAAGCTCTTTGCGCTTTTCCTCGATAACTCTTAACTGCTCTAGTGTATTTTTAGCCCCGTCAAAATCTATCTTTAGTGACTCGTTGAACTGTTCCAAAACACTAGTCTTGCCCACTTCTACCAACTCGTTGCGGATTGCACGAAGTTGCGCACGCGTCTTATCACTTTGAGCAAGGGAACTCGTCTTAGCGTGCAGTCTTTGAAGGAACTCCTCATACGTCTTTCCTCCCTCCGTGAGCTTTGCAAATTCTTCTGATGATGCCTTTTTCACCTCATCATTCACCGAGTTTTGCCATTTTTGGTATCGCTCGTATTCCGCTTTTCGCTTCTCGAGCATTTTAATAAATGGGTCCTCTCCCTTCCCATTTTTTGCCGTTTGTAGCTTATTGGCAGGCGTTGCAACATTTTCCGTGTCTATTTGCTTTATCCTTGCTCTTTTGTATTCATCGGCTGCCTTTTGATCTTCCTTGAATGCGTTTTCGTATAGTTTTCTGGTTTCTGCCTGCTGTTTCGCTAGTTCTTTTTTCTTCTTGTCCTTAGCCGTGTTTCGTCCTTGAACATAAGACCCCGTTCCGTATGAACTAGTCTGAACGTATACAGAAGACGTGTCCGGCATTGCATCTATCTCCGCTTGCAACTCTAGCTGCTTCTTCACCTGCTCAGCTGCAGTCTGCATATAAGCCATCGCACGTGCCTTAGCCATTTGAGCGTTTATGAACGCATCTTTATTTCGGATTAGCAGATTCTCCGCATCACGCATATTTTCCACCGACACACCCAACTCCTCGAAGTTCTTCTTGTTGTCTTTGATGAACTTCTCCTTGTCCTTGACGTTGTTCCCTAGCATGGTGTACTTCGTCGATAGCTCCTCTATCTTCCCAATCGGCTTGTAGCACCCCTCAATCATAGCCTTGCTTAGCTCTTCTTGTGCTTTCTTCGCCTCCTTGGCTTTGTTTGAAAAATACGAAATACCCACTCCCAGCGCGGTAACACCAGCAATGAGCCAACCCAAGCCTGGTATGGACATGATAGCCGCCCCTACGGCACGAAAAGCCCCTGCGAGCGTGAAGTTTGCCACAGACCCTGTCGTTGCTGCTACTGCTTGACCTTCAGTCGCCACCGTGTTAGCCCCTTGCACTGCCGTATTTTGTGCCGTTGCCACTGATTGAGCTTGTTGCGCTGCCGTTTCTGCCACTATGGCTGCCGTTTCTGCCGTTTCCGCTGCCGTTGCTTTCGCCACAATTCCAGCCCACCACTCCTTTAATCCGTTGAGCGTTACTAGCTGAAACGCGCTATCCTTGTTGAGTGTCTGTGCCACCGATTGCAACCCCATCACAATCGCCATCACACTCTGCACCTTAGCCATCACCTTTTGCAGATTCTCGTTTTCTCCTGCAAACAAGGATACAGCACCAGTAGCAGCTGAAAACGCGCCAGAAAGACCAGAAAGCCCCTGAATGATGCCTTGAAACTTTGCCTCGTCATTAGCAAACACCCGACCTTGTGCAGCAATATCGCCCTGAATGTCTTGCAATCGTCCCAATTCTGCTGACATTCTTCTGTAATCCTCCGTTTGGTCTCCGTGTGCTTCTTGATACAGCGCCATTTCCTCCCTTAGCTCCCTTATTCTAGTGCGTAGAGACTGATGCGCCTCTGCACTCTCCTCAACTTGACTTGTCGACTCCTCACGCTTTGCAGCTTCCCTTTCAAGTTCATTAGACAAGTTGCGCGCCTCATCGAGGGCTTGCTTTCGCACCGCAATTTCGCCTCTGATCCCTGCACGCGTGTTCTCTATCGCGCGATATTCCTCATCACGACCAGCCATAAGCGCCACACCCGCTTCATTTCCTAGCCTTTCATATAGCGCTTCAAGCTTCGCAAGCTCCGTTTCGTGCATTTCACACGCTGCACCTATTTGGCTAAGCGCAGCTCTGATGCCGTCCGCCGTTTGCTGAAAGGCTTTGTCCATCTGCCTTCCACCTCCCACCGTTGCCTCCGACAAGCCCTGCACACGACGCATCGTTTCTTCCACCGCGCTGTTCATCTGTTCGTTGTCGAGCACCGACTTAAAGGCTAGTGCTCCTCCGTCTATCTCTGCCATATCACATCATGCTATTAACGTATTCCATTATAGACTCGCTGTTGCTATCGGTCAATATCATATCCTCAACTTCTCCCTCCTCATCCTCTGTGTCATAGCTTGGCGCATCTATCATCATTTTTTGCACCGTCGACCACGCGATGCCATTTGTAAGGTAGTCCAACGTCCAACCGAAGTGAGCGCAGATGGCACCGCGCCTACCGTGTGGACTCCTTAACCCTCGCTGCTTTCCTCTATCCGTGTTGGCTTTGTTGTTCGGTCGGCTGACATCAACCGAATAGAGTTCACAAAATCCCCCAAATTGCACATCGCCTGAATCAGTACATACAACTGATAAAGTTCCGAGGGTTTGATTTTCCGCGCAAACAGGTCTGTCAACTCGTCCAATCTCGCATTGTCTTTGACGTAGCGCACCTCCTGCCCTTTGCTAGGCTTAGGCACCAAATAGTCCGACCCTAACACCGCAATAGCTACCACTCTGGCACATCTTATCGCTTGTGATTTTGCCATTATCCGCGCTTGGCGCATTCCATCTTCTCCCTTTAGGGCTTCTTCGTCCATCGCCATCTCCACCCACTCAGCCGAAAGGCGGTCAAGCGTCCCGAGAGTCGGTTCTTCGACGACAAACCTTCTTGTAATTGGGGTGAGACACCTTTTCCGAATCATCCCCCAAAGGTATTTCTGCTCAGTCACTTCCACGTCTTGCACCTCGAAGGACACTCCCCTCCCGATTAGCGCGTTCAGCTCTGCGCGCTCTTGTTCTAGTTTCTTTCTGTCCTCAGCCATTGCCTATAAAAAAAAGAAGTAAGCCCCGAACACACGGGGTGAGGGGGGCTTACATGGGTGAAACATTAAAGATTAAAACTACGCCTCCTTTGGGTCGTAAGCGCGAAGTCCTTTACCACTGTCCACAGCCATGGGCGTAATCACGAAGTCAACAAGGAAGATGCCCTTTGCCGACATGTCTGCGTTGAGCGTTGCTTCAATCGCTGCGTTGGGCATCTCAAAATTCAAGCCCTGTTCCGTCTGAATGAGAATGGAGCAGTTTTCGACAATTTCCGTGCCATCAAAAGCCCACTTTGTTTTTTCATTGCCGCTCTTATCCGTCTTCGTGCCACCGACATATCGCACCAGCGTGTCGATGTCGGCATCCATAATGGAGAAGGTGAACTTAGGCACCTTCTTCGTCACCTTTCGCACCATAGGGATAGCATTGCCCTCCTCGTAGTGTTCCGTGGCTTCCGACTGCTCCTGACCGAACTTTGCCGTGTCTTTGTAGGCTTTACCGATTTTCTTCATCGTATCAACTGCGGGCATAACCCCACTGGGGGCTGCCGCACCCACCAAAATCACCGATAGACCGAGTGTTACCATAATTGAGTTTGTTACTTTATATTCTTAATACGTTTGTATGTTCCAAGCCAGCCTAATGTTGCAAAAGTGCTGCCTTGCGCCTTGCTCTTGCAACACCGCTTGACTCTCTGGGATAATCTTCAATCCCTCCACCTGCGCACCCCTAAGCACCTCTAAGACAATTTTAGTCAGCTTCGCCAGTCTTGCATGATTAGGCTTGACCTGCTCCACACCTTTAATACGCCTTGTTTGGTCTGCAATGTATATGTTCACATTGCTTGTTGCTAGCTGTGGCAAATAGTCTTGTGTTAGCGTGATGGTGTTTATCACCACATCTTCATCGGTTGAATCATCGGGTCTGTCGTCTTGGTAGTAGATGCCACCTTTCATTGTGTTCTTCAACTCCTGCGACTTACTCAACAAATCAAACACGATTCTATCAATATCAAAGGATGTCTTCATTCTACCGCTTGTTTGATGTTTTGTATCAATTTCTCAAGCATCCGTGGCAGTTCTCGCTTCGCCAATTGCTCCGCACTCGCTATAACATCGCGCCCGCGGCTTTCAACGTAGGTTGCGTAATGCATTCCAGCCGTCACCACTAGGCAAACACCGCTCGAACCTTCCCCTATCTTCTCTGAAAGCCTTTGACCAGCATTTGCACCTTCAGTACCACCTTTCACCTCTTCGTAGAAAGAATGAACGGCAACGCCATCAACAAACACCGCATAACCAATGGAAGAGCGAAGATTGCCCGTTTGGTCTTCAAATCCTAGGTCTTTAGGTACGCTTCGTGCGTGGTTGACACACATTTCACCCAGCATCGACAATCTTTTGATTTGCTGCTTTTGGATTTGGTCTAAAAAGGCATCAAATCGACGCTGAACGTCTTTACGCGTGAACTGTGGTTCTAGAGCCATAACCGAGAATGTAATTGTCCTTTGTCAAACTTCAACGCAATACCTTTAATGCGAATATCCGTGCCATCTTCTTTATTTGCGACATAGATCTCCGTGCCTTCTTTAATCGTCAAATCCCCCTTCGGTATTTGCACAATTGAGGAAAACTTATGATATGTACCATCGGCTGCTTGTATCTCTTGCCCCCTCCCATCGGTTTCCTCACGGCATTTACTTAGAAAGACGATTGTCTTATTCTCCTCCGTCCAATATCCGTTCTCGTCCTGCATGGACTCTCCCGTTGTTAGGGCAAATAAGTAGTGGGGGTATTGTATTACCATATATTAGAGCGATTACGCACCTTTGGTCGGGCAAACAAAGCATTCTCCAATCGCAACTCGTTGCATAACGCATTATAGTAGACTTTCACCGCTTCAATATTCCACGAGATGGAATAGCCACCTTCCGAGACATTCTGCATTACCCCTTTGAGGATAACAGACATTCGTTTGTAGGTTGCCAAATCGCAATCCCGCACTGCTACTTCTGCATCTGCCTTAAGTTCTGCTTTCAGCAAGATAACCTCGATATCATCATCCGTGATATTTAGACCTGCCTAAATATCACGGATGATGATAT